AGATCGTAATATGTGACACCCTTAAGAAGTTTGCACCAGTGTTAAACAAGGGCGACATGCGGGACGTACTGCACGTCTTTCGTGAGTTCGCGGCGGCAGGTGGCACAGTCATCCTATTGGGCCACTGCAACAAGCATCGAAGCATGGACGGCCGACTGATCTACGAAGGCGTAGGGGATCTGAAGTCTGACGTTGACAATATGTTTGGCCTTGACCCAGTGAACGATAAGTTCGCCGCCTATCAAGAACTTCTAGTAATCAATGAAAAGGATCGTAGCCAGATCAGCTTCGAGGGTGGCTTCAAGTACAAGCAAACTAGCGCAGTTGTTCAGTACGAAGAGTCCGTAGACTCTGTTGAGTTTATGAGTACCGACGATATCAGCGATCTAAAAGAGAAGCAGAGAGCGCAGATCAACATTGGTAAGGCCATATCCAAGTACGAAGATGAGTATGTTCTACTCAGTAGTGTGATGAAAAGTAACAAGATGTGGAGTCAGTCGGAGCTAGTTGATCTTCTCCGGGATGAAGAGGTTAACCCCAATGGCTGTACCAGAAAGAAGCTACTTAACTGTATCGACCTGCTTAAAGGTAACAACCTACAGCTAGAAAGACGGGGCGAACACGGTAAAAAGTTTTATAGATGGAACCCAATGTAAGGAGAGTGTTATGAACGAATTAATAGTGGCGTTAGACACGCTATTTCAGGATCTTGATTCTGCCGAAAGTGAACTGCGAAGTGCGGCATATCGCAAGCCAGATCACCCCTTTAGTCAAAGATTAGAGTCTATAAATAGCACTCTCTTATATCTTAAAGACCTTACATCTGGGTTGCTTGAGCAACTAGAGCATGATGGTGAGCGAGTTTACTGTGTTCACGCATCAACAGAGATTGCGTCTTGGGTTAGAGTTTTTGCTAAAAACGAAGCCGACGCTATTAACTTTGCCTGTAACAAATTGGAGTCCCGCATATCCGATATGAAGGGCAAAAAGTTTGATGCGTATGGCAACACTATGGGCGAGTCAGTGGTTGACTATGGGTACGGCAAGGATAAGAAGGTGTTAAACGTTCCATATCCTAAAGATAAATAGAATCCCCAGAATCCCCAGAATACCCAGAATACCCAGAATCCCTCTAATCCCCTTCTGTAGGGGGCGGGTTGAGGGATGAATGGGGGGTTTAAACTGGGGGATTACGGGGAAACTGGGGAAACTGGGGAAACTGAAGGAGATTTATATGACCGATCCATCCCATCGCTGGATAGTCGATAAGAAAGATAAGCTGGATTTCTTTATTAACTTCGTGAAAGATCAGTACGAGAGTGGCAAGCACATCCTGTACACAATCAAGGACACCACACGAAGTGACAGGCAGAACAATGCCATGCACCTATGGTTCAGGCAGATAGCTGAGAAGCTAAATGATGCTGGCTACTGGGTGAGGCATCCGTTTAGTGATAACTTCGAGATACCCTTTACTGAGGTGCTGGTAAAGGAGATGCTCTACAAGCCCACTGCAAAGGCCATGTTCAGCAAGGAGACGACCACCAAGCTTACCCCTAGTGAACTCTCAGAGGCCGCTGAGGTGCTTGTACGGTGGCTCTCAGAGCACAAGGGAGTCTACGTACCGTTCCCTCAACAACTGAAGGATCAACTGAAATGAAGGACGACGTAGAGATAGCCATCCAATCGGCGGTGACAATGGCAGAAAGGTCGGGGCGAGACGTGGCTCTTATGCCAGACCTAAGTATTAAGTTTCTTAAGGATGCAGACCAAGATCCGTTAGAAATAATCAGATACAGCAAAGGGGAATAGGATGAAGCTTAAAAGAACAGCGGCAGATCACTGGTTCAGTAGGTGCGTTAGGCTACGTAACGACTTCAAGTGCCAAGGGTGTGGCTCACAGTACGAGTCAAACAGTAGTGGACTGCACTGCTCTCACTACTTCAGCCGGTCAAAGAAGGGTATCCGATACGATGCCTTGAATGCTTTTGCTCACTGCTACGGTTGCCACCAGAAGTACGGCAGTAACCCTGATTACTTCGTGCGTCATTATATTGATACCTATGGCGAAGGTGCCTTGGAGTTAATTAGGGAAAAAGCAGAGGATATAAACCTCGGTAAGAGGATGAACAAGGAGCAGAAGCTAATCGCTAAACACTATAAAACCGAAGCCGAACGTATGGAGAACGATCGAGCCTCGGGTGTAGCAGGGTGGCTAGAGTTTGTTAGCTGGGATTAGTCGTCAGTTAACAGTCTTTCGCCAGATGTCATGCGAAGGATTCTGTCAATGTTAGCAAGGCCAGGGGCATACGTTTGAGCGGTGCGAAGCAGTGGCTCCATTGGATCCTTTTCTCCAGAAAGAACCCTCTCTCCTGCCGTCAACATTCCGCTTCCTGTTCTACTGATTGCCTGCAAAGGGGCGGGGCTTAAGCTTACAGTTTGACCGCCAAACTCTTGCGCTCGTATGTTTACAGCGCCACTACTTGCGTTAGATGCAAGCTGATTAAAAGTACCTGAGGCGATTCCTTCGGGCGTAAGAACGTCTGCAATCTCTTTGTTCTTGCTGAGATCAAGTGTTTTACGGGCATCATCCCAGACGCCAGCCACAACCCCAAACAAGGCTACATACTTTCCTGCCTGAATCATGGCAGTCTTTGCGGCATCTGCACCTTCTTTAGTGTTGATACCCTTCTCTGCAACGGTAGCTAGATTCAAGCCAACCTCGGTTCGGATGTTGTTCATCTGTCGGTTCATGTAAGACAGCATGCTGTACATCATTCGAGCGTTTGGATTGTCGTTGTAGGCACGGGGCATCGCACTGGCACTAACTGGTTGCCACTTGTTCATCGCCGCACCAGCAAAGTTCAGGACATAACCAAGCTCATTCTTATCTAGCGAGCCGCCCTGCTTCATCTTCTGCAATGCGCTTACCGTGCTATCAAACTCAGATTGCGACAACCCTTTCATTCCATCATGGCGCTTTAGCTTCTCGATGGACTTCTCATCACCCTTCCTCGCTAGGTTTACTGCCCTCTGAACAGCAGAGTTAGACAGCATCTCTTGGCCCATGCGGTTTACTTTCTCTACGCCTGAAACTCGGTACAAAGCCTTACCAAGAACATCTACACCGCGACCCACAAGGTCAGGCGCTTTGATGTAGTTAAACACCTCTGCCGTCTTAGTGGCCTCAGTCCTTACTGTGTTGGCGACTTCTCCATAGAAGTTCTGGCCAAGACCAAGCTGTTCGTTTGACACCCATTTGTTTGGGTTTACACCAGTAATCTTAGAGATGGTTGGAAAGGTTTCGATGATCCCGCGTGGCACTGTCTGCGCCCAAGCCTTAATGCCATTTTGAAAAACTGGAGCAGTCACACCTTCAATGATGTTCAGCACAGCGTTCATCGGGTTAGCCAGCAACGCAGTAGATACCGCCCTTCTTGATACAGCACCAACTGCATCGCCGCCCATCTTAGAAGTAATCAGCGTGGATCGAAGAGCATCCTGCAAGTTACTGCGAATAGCCTTGGCGTTGCCTGCCTTCCCTAGCTCTTTCTTTGCGGCCTTATCAATTTTCTTAAAGATGATATCAATTCGGCTTCTTGGGTTGTTTAGGTCTTCCTTGATGTCTAGCTTATTCAGATCAATGTTGAATCGTTTAGCTACCGCTCTTGATGTGGCAACATCTTTTGCGTATTGCTTGAGAGACTCAACAGGATTAGCGTAATCGTTAACGCCAAACGCCTTCTTGTCTTTGCCTGTAACGATTGTTGGCATGTAGTCCCCGTCAGGGAACTTAACTATATCAAGATCCTGAAGAACCTTTACCTGATCTCGCATTAACTGAACGGCCTGCTTTTCTTCGGCGGTTCTTGCTACTGCCATTGCTTGATCCCAAGAGACAGCCTTATCCTCAAAGCTTCTGTTTATCTGAAGTAGCATCTTCTTTAGTGCTGGGTTTTCATCAAAGACCTTTGCGGCACCAGCAAAAGTGTCGTTATATATGTTGTCGATCTCATTAAGTTCATGGCGAACCATAATCTCAGAGTCTTCAATAAGCCGAGCGGCTCTAGCCCCTACGTTTTTGGCCGTCCACTCTTTAGTTCCTAAGAGTATATTGCCTATCGTCCTTGAGGCTTTGCCCATGCTGTCTTTAACGCCATCGCCATCAAGAATGGTGGTGTTTTTTCTTTTCTGTAGGCTGGCATCAGTAGCAGATCCGCCTTTTCCTGCTGTGCCTACATTAGCGAAGCCTTCTTCGCCGCCAATAAATCCACCCTCTTTTCCTACACGCTGACGCTTTGCTTTCTTTGTTGCGGCGGCAATCTCATCTGCGCTTTTGGTTAGCAAGGAGGCTCCAGCGCCAAGACCAGCACCGAGGCCAGCCCCTAATGCCGCGCCTTCTAAACGGCCTTCATCTCTGCCGCTAAGGAATCCATAGGCGGCACCTTCGGCGGCACCAAGAGTAGCCACCTTCATTGCTCTATCTAACTTACTGCCTGTTTGTGCGATCTTAGCAAGACCCGCGCCAGGCACAAAAAGGCCAGCGCCAAAGCCCACAGCAGTAATCAGGCCGGAAGCACCGGGGTTTTCTCTCTCAAAAGCATCTAGTTCTGCACGAGATTGTTGTATGCCTTGGCTGTAACTGTCAGCCTCGCCAGATAGAACGCGAATAGCGGCATCTAGCTCATCGCCCACACCTAGAGCAGACTCCAAGAAGTCAACAGTTCCTGATCTAACAGCACTGTACTCAGGCTCAGGAGTGAAATCAGAACCCACATCCCAAGGCGCTCTCGGCCTGCCTGCTGATGCTCTTTTAGGTGAAACACTCCAAGGATTTTTCATTTACTCACCCGCTGTTCTTCGGTTTATCTCTGCTTCAATGCGGCTCATATAATTCTTAAACCCACCGCTAGGATTTTCAACGATCAATCTTAACTCTTCTGTTGTTATTCCCCTTAAGTCGCCGCCTGACTGCGTAAATGCTTTACCTACTTTATTTCGTGCCGAACCAAGATTAACGGCCCCACCTATAGCTCCTGATATAGCTCTTATAGGAACTCCAACAGTCACATCAAGTCCGGCCCTGTACTTCTTGCCTGCCTGAGGAATCTCTTCTTCTGTTGCAAGACGATAGTTTTCTGGGTCTGTAAAGTCTCCGCCCAAATAAACAAACGTTCCTTCTTCGGAGTCAATTACCTGACCAACCTCATAAGGCGATCCGGTGTCTTTTTCATAGCCTAACTCTGCGGCTTTTTTTGGGTCGTACTGATTGATTATTCGTAGCTGAGTATCAATGTTTTCTTCTCTAAGCTGTTGCTCTGCCACGATATAGTCTTCACGAGTGGGCTCGCCATCTCGTTCTTTTGTGATCTGCTTTGCTCTTCTTTCTCTATCAATATCTCTTACAGGCTGAAGCATATCTATCTCAGCCTTTCTAATTATCGCCCTTTCTTCTGCGGCAATCCTGCTTTGCTGAGAAAGCTCAGAAGACCATAGTGCGTTTGCAATGCCAGACATTCTTGACTGAATTGCTTTTTCGGCGGCCTTTGCTCTAGTTAAAGCGTTTGTGTCGCCAGACCACTGAGTTTCATCGCTCCACCCTTTGATAGCTTTTTTGTATTCCCTTATTTCAGGAGCCATTGCTTCGGCGGCACCCTCTGGAAGCTCGGCAAGCAACTTGTCTAGCTCTGCTTCGGACATTGGCGCGGTGTTGAGGGCTATAGACCTTTGGTTAAATTGATTAACAGTCTCGTTGTTTTTAATGGCGCCTGTAATGTACTGATTAGTAATTGTTGCAAACTCAGGTGGCACTTTATTTCTTACAGCATCAAGCTGGTCTTTATCGCCAGACTCAATTGCCGTTTGTATTTCATCTTGATTGTCACGAATATACTGTTGCTCGCGCATGGCAAGCTCAGTTTCTTCAAACTTAAACTGGTTAATTTGATCTTGACGATACTCTTGCTCAATCTCTGGATTTTCAAGAAGTTGATTCTTGCGTAGCGTTAGGGACTCTTTCAGTGTAGTTTTTTGCTGTTCTGATATGTCTGTTCTTTCATCAAGGCCAGAAAGCACATTATCAATTTGAGATACCGCATTAACATCTCTTTTTAATCCGGCTTGCTGTGCGGCTGGAGTCATACTTCGCAACTGAGTAATTCTCGAATCAATGGCTTGCTTTTCTTCTAAAGTGGGAGCCGCATCTCTTAATTGCTCTAATTTTCTAATGTTTAAAGCCAAAGCATTGGGGTCTCCGGATATTGCAGACGCCTGGGCTTGACCTGTTCTTTTGCTTAATTGATCAAACCGTTTTAGCGCCTGCTGTTTCTTCGCTTCTTCTTCGCGCATCTGACGCATTTGCGCAGGCAACTGCCCTGCTTGCTGTGCGGCAGTAAACAACCCTTGCTGATAGGAAGGCTGTAGCAGGCCCTGTAAAAATGCTTGTGAAAACTTAGCCATTACTAATCCCCTTAATTAAATAAGCCGCCGAACTCTCTTACCATATCGCCTACAAACGATGCGGTTGGAGATGTTTGCTGTGGCGTAAATGCACCACTTAACAAGCCTGTTCCCATTTGACCTAGCAAGTTTGCCCGTGCTTGTTCTGCAATCAGCCTTGCTTCTAATCCAGACATAGCCGCCTCGCCAAACAATCCAGCACCTTGTAGCTGTGCCTGCTGTTGTAGCGCCGCCAACTGTTGTGAAGGCTGAGTCGCCGCAAGAAGCTGTTGCTGTGGTACGTAACCCATTCCCAAAAACTGACCGCCTAACTGAGATTGTTGGACTTGCTCTTGACGTGCCTGCTGTGCCGCACCAAGCCTTGCTTGGGCCATAGCTTGTTGTTGCGCCCGCTCCATAGCTAACTGCTCAGGTGTGCCGCCAAACTGTGCCGTTTTAACACCAAGCCTACCCTGAGCCGCTAAACGCTCCTCTAAACCAAGACGAGCCGCGCGCTCATCAGCCATAGTAGCGTCTCTAATCTGTCCGTACAGCTCTTCTTCGCGAATAGAAGGATCCTGCGTAGCGCCTGTAAAGAACCCGCTAGCACCACCCAAAAGCTGTCTTTGCATTGCCAGCTCATCAGGAGATAAACCCATAGTTGTTTTAACTTCGCCAGTAATAGGGTCAACTTTAGTGCCAAAGCCAGCGCCAGTAGCAGTAGTTACAGTAAACGGCCTAAACTGTGTCTGCTCAAGTTGAGTTTGTGCAAGGTCTAAAGCTCCCGGAATTTTTACACCGTCTTTAGTAAACCCTAATAAAGCTTCCTGTCCTATGTCGCTTAACCGCCCATAAGCTTCGCCCGTAAGCAGGCCGCCAAGAATGCCTGGGAGTAAAACGCCGGGTTGAGTTGCGTAATCAGCAAGACCTCCTAGGAAATCAAAGAAGCCGTTGCCGCCTCCTGATAAAGCATTGCTAGCATCCATGATAGGATTACTTCCCGTAGCTCCCGCCCCAAGAACATCAGATGGTGTGCCAATGTTGTATTCGTCGTCCATTGTGTACTCCCGTTAAAGTAGCTTTCCTATCAAAGCCATTACGTTAATTTCTTGTAGTGATAGCTGAGAGCCATCAATATCCGCTTCTAAACCCACAACAACGCTAGTGCCGTAGCCCGTTGCATTAAGGCTTCTTTGGTTAGTTAGTGCGCCGCCAGTAAACTCAACCGCCGTATACTCACTCTCGCCAAAGAATCCTGTTATCTGGTCACCTACCGTAAACTCAGCCGTTGAGTACGTACCTTCAAAGTCATACGCCCACTTCAAAAACACCGTGGCATTGTTTGCGCCTACTAGTGTTGGCTTGAGTTTTTTAAGGATCTTAATTCGTGAGCTATCGCCAAACGTTAGGCTTGGGCTGTAATACTTAAATCGGTACGGCGTAGCATTATCGGTGTACCCGGTGTACTCGCTAATCCCGTTAGATGTGCCAATCAGTAGGTCGCCATTTTCTTTTCTGGCATACGAAGTAAATCCTGTAGATACCCAGCGGGTTACACGGTACGAACCATTTTCTGTTGTGCCGCGAACGTCAAAACAATACGTAATATCCTGACCAACAAACGTTAGAAGATAGAAGCCTTCTTCTGGGCTATACACGGA